CGGTTGTCGGCGGCAATTGGGCCGATGCGGGGCGTGATGGTGCCTTGTACTGCGATCTCAACGCCGCGGCTTCCTATACCTCCGCCGCCTTCGGCGCGGCCCTGTCTTGCAAACCACTTGCAGCGTAGCGTGAGTAGGGTGAATTGCGAACATAGTGAGCAAGAGGGGAGAATCCTCTCCCCTCTTAAAGGGATACACGGAACGACAGTGCGTCGTTGCTGGCCATTCGGCGATTGTCGGCGGCAATTGGAACAATGCGGGGCATGATGGTGCCTTGTACTGCAATCTCAACAACACGGCTTCCAATACCAACACCAACATCGGCGCGGCCCTTCTTATCCGATTTCGGAAACATCATTAAATGTTCCCTGTATTCCTTGCCTCTTGGCAAAAATAAACTCGACGCAAGCATCTGTTAGTAGCATAGTTCAGGCGAAAGCGGATGAGAGGATAAGACAAATGAAGACTTATCGGCATTTATTCGAGGAGATCATCACAGATGAAAACATCGAACTTGCCATCAAAGAGGCTTACCGTAGCCGTAAGAAGAGCAAGAAGAAACGCGGAAAACTTGAAAAGCTCAGAGTTCACGAACACCGGATCGAGATAGTCAGGAAATGGATCACGAATTATAAGTGCATAAAGAGAGATCCCCGAGAGATCTACGACGGCATAAGCCGAAAGAAGAGATACATCTTCGTTCCCTCGGTAAGAGAGAACGTGGTACAGCACGCAGTAGTCCAGGTCCTCGACAAATATCTCTCAAAAGGAACTTATGAGCATTGTTACGCAGCCATAAAGGGAAGAGGACAGCACAAAGCAAAGAAGTACGTAGAAAAGTGGGTACGCAAACATCCGAAAGACTGCAGATACTATCTGAAGATGGATATCAAGCAGTATTTTCCGTCGGTACCGCAGAAGATCCTCATAGAGAAGCTTGAGCATAAGGTCAGAGATCACAGAACGATACAGCTGATCAAAGACATCTTGGCCACAAGTGACGAAGGGATACCTTTAGGCTATTACATCTCACAATGGTTCGCAAACTTTTACCTTCAGGAGCTGGATCATACGATCTCAGAGTTCCCGGGAAAGAAAATGTATATCCGGTGGATGGATGACATGGTCATCTTTTCCGGGAACAAAAGAAGGTTGCACCGGTACAAAAACGACATAGAAGCTGAACTCGAAAAGATCGGCCTGAGATTAAAGGACAACTGGAGGATAGAAAGATTCGATCATAAAGACGGCGGATGCTTTCTTGATTTCATGGGGTTCAGATTTTACAGAGAAAAGACAACCCTCCGCAGGAGCATATTCCTGAGGATGTGCCGCAAAGCCCGGAGGATGCACAAGAAAGAAAAGCCGACACTCTTCGAATGCCGGCAGGCTCTTTCATATCTCGGATGGATAAAGGACAGCGACACTTACGGAGCATATCTCGAATACGTAAAGCCGTTCGTCAATTATCAGCAGATAAAGAGAAGAATATCAAGACATGACAGAAGGGAGAACAAAGAATGCAATACGTCAGAGTAGAAAGCTATTCGGAAACACGTCCTCCGGAAGTTGATACCACATCAAGCCAGACAGCGGTATATCTCCGGAAGAACATCGAGAGGATCCCGAATGAAGAGGGAGAAGGCGAGCACTGGATATATGACGAACTGAAGCTCACAAAAGCACAGTATCAGAATTATCTCGACGTGTCGCTCGTAGTCGGAGACAACACGGATGACGTGGTCTTCGAACTAGCACAGATGGTAGATGAAAACTCGCAGGCCATATTAGAGCTTGCGGAATTGCTTGAAGGTTAAGGAGGTACAAAATGGTTAAGAAGTACGCAAGAGTTCTCGAGAACAGAGAGATCAATTCAATGACAGGCGAAATATGGAGCATCAACGATGTTCCGAACACTTGGAAGAAGAAAACGGAAGAAAAGGTCATCCTTGACGGATATCACTTCGACGAAGACGGTACCGCATGGCCAAACGAGATAAACGAAGTAGGCGAGGAAGAATGATCTGGCAATCTATAGCCGAAGAACAGGCACGTATCATCGAGAAGCTGGTAAAGCTCTGTAAGGAGTTAATTTACCAGCTTTCTCAATATAAGAACATCGAAGAGGAAGAGAAGATACTCAAAGAACTGGAGGAATATACCGATGGATGATTTTCTTACAAGGCATGAACATAGTGAGTTTGCGAAGAGGATAGACGAAGAGAACGAGCGGCAAAACAAACGGCTCACTCTTCTGGAGCAGGGGCAGATACAGATCAATGAGCTTGTATCGAATGTCAAAGTGCTGGCTGTCAACATGGATAACATGGTCAAGGAGCAGGCCAAACAGGGCGAACGCTTAAAAGAGATCGAAGGCAAGCCCGCCAAAAGATGGGACACGGTAATAGCTTGCATCATCACAGCAGTTGTCACGATGGGGCTCAATGCCCTCATAAACGGAGTATTCAAATGAAAAAGGAAAAACTGAACAACATTGACAAAGCACTCATAGCGGTAGGCATATACCTCATCCTCTTTGCAACAGCATCAATGATCATATACACCGTCAAAGGATGGAACTTCGATATCCTGATCACGGCCACCTTATCGGGCGGCGGACTTGAGGCTATCATCGGAGGCTTCATCCAGTACGGGAAATATAAGTACAGGAAGGAGAACAACAATGACACCGGAAATGATAACGAAAGTAACTGAATGCGTATTAACTGTAATCGTGCTCATAGTGAGCGCATACGTAATTCCCTGGCTGAAGACCAAGATCAGCGAAGAAAAGCTCGAGGAACTTGAGAAATTCTGCGAGCAGGCAGTAAGAGCAGCTGAGCAGCTGTACACTCCGGAAGAGTACAAGCTGAAGAAAGCGTATGTCCTGTCCCTCATCAACGAACAGATCGAGAAGCTGGGGCTCGGACTCAATGAAGCCGAGATCGATGCCATCATCGAAGGCATTGTCAACTACGTGAAGCATAACAAAGAATACGGAGAATAACATATGCGAAGCAGACAGGCGATAGTAAACAAAATAATGTCATGGAAGGGAGCACACGAAGGCGATCCTACCCATAAGCACATTATAGACATATACAACTCGCAGACACCCTTACCGGCAGGGTACAGAATGAAATATACCGACTCATGGTGCGCCGCAACGGTATCGGCGGCGGCTATCGAGTGCGGATATACCGATATCATCCCGACAGAATGTTCGTGTAACCGAATGATATCAAAAGCCCAGAAGATGGGTATCTGGCAGGAAAACGATGCGTATGTTCCGAAACTTGCCGATATAGTTCTCTATGACTGGGACGATAACGGGATCGGAGACAACAAAGGCGTTCCGGATCACGTGGGATATGTCGTATCGGATGTGTCCGGAAACAAGTTCGAAGTCGGTGAAGGAAACAAGAACGACGGAGTCGAACTCAGACAGCTGACCGTCAACGGGAAATATATCAGAGGATACATAGTCCCGAGATATGATAATGATCCTGCACCCGCAACCATCATAAAGCCTCCGATAAAATATACCAGAGGAATAGACGTATCGTCATATCAGGGCACTATCGACTTTTCAAAGGTCAAGAGTTCCGGAATAGATTTTGCGATATTAAGATCTACTATCAAGACACAGGAAGCGGATCCGTGCTTCGAGAGGAATCTTTCGGAATGTATAAAGTACGGCCTAAACCATAGCTGCTATAAATATTCAAGGGCAATGTCTGTCATAGACGCGAAGAACGAAGCGCAAGGCGTGATCAGGTTGCTCCGTGGTAGAAACATGCTGATATGGTATGATATGGAAGATCCGATGCAGAATGTCTGGGGCAAAGCAGGAATACAGGCTATAGCCCTTGCATTCATGGAAGAGTGCGTCAAGGCCGGATACAGAGTAGGCATCTATTGCAACATGACGTGGTATAATAACCTCATGAGCGACTACCTGAAGCAGAATGTCGCCTTCTGGATCGCTCGATATAAGAAAAATGACAACGGTTCCTTTGATGAGACACACAAGCCTACCGGAGTAAAGAACCTTTACGGATGGCAATACTCATCAAAAGGATCGGTTCCCGGAATAACCGGAAACGTAGATCTCGATGTGATCTTTTAATTAGTAACACGTTAGTAACATAACACGTGCTACAGCCTTGATTTTCCATTGTTCGGATTTCAGTATCAAGGATGCACAGTAACATAACTCTGAAAGATAAAAAGACCGCTCATTCACTGTATATTCAGTGTTTGAGCGGTTTTTTGTTGGTTTACGATAATCGTTGTGAAACGCCTGTGATTTTTCTGTATTAGTAACACGTTAGTAACGAAATAGTAACAAATTAGTAACACAGCTGATCGAGGGCATCGCGCAGCTCGTCCATCGACAAATGTATGTACGCCTGCTCAAGGACAGATTCGGGCTTATGTCCCATGAGGCGCTGCACGGTCAGCTTCGGAAGACCGA